GAAAGACAGGGGGTTATTCGGGGGTTTCGCGTCACCGGGCGGCGCGGCCGACGCGGCGTCGGCCGGCGCCGCCCTGGCGGGCGAGCTCCTGGCGGCCGAGGATCCGCCGGAGCGCGGGCGAGGACAGCCGAAGAAGGCGTCCAGGGCGCGCAAGGATCATCTGAGGCAGTACGCGGCCGCGCTCGGGGCCGAGCCTGGCGAGCTCTTGATCGCGACCGTCCTGGACGGGCTCGAGGGCCATCTGGCGGACGGTAAGTCGCTGGGCTCCTTCCTGGAGGAGCGCGCGATCCGCATGGCTAAGACGCTGTCGATCAAGCGCGGCGAGGCCGCCAAGCTCCTCCAGAAGCTCCTGGCGGATGCCATGCCATACACTCACCAGAAGCTGCCGACAGCGATCGAGATGGAGGGCGGCCAGATCATGTTCGCGATGGTGATGCCGGACGGATCCATCCAGGACGGCGCGGCCGGCGGTCCTGGCGGCCTCGATCTGCGGCCGGCCGATGAACGCAAACCTGCATTGATAAACGATAACAAACAGCCAAAGTCGGACAGGCAAAGTCGGACGGCGAGCGAGGAAAGCCAATGATGACGGGCGATATCGGCGCGCGGCGCATTAAGCAGGGATTAACGGACTTCCGAAGGGGGTGGGGTCTCGAGGGCGCGCCTGGCGCCGACCGGCCCCCGAAAACCGGCCGCGCGTTTTCTCCTATGGCCCTCGCGCTTCACCGGGATCGATATCCGGAAGGGCCGGCAGGCGGCCGAGGGACTGGCGATCGGCACGGCTTGGCCGGGATTGCCGCATTGCTTAGCGCGCTGGGGGTCCGGGGTCAGGCACAAAACAAACACGCTCAGCGCATTGCTCAGCTCAACGGGGGTCCGGGGTCGCAACATGGTCGATAACATCCACGAGTACCGCCACCTGAACGAGATTACGGAAAACGCGGATCTGAAGCTGACCTCCTGGACGCCGCCTGGTCCCATGTCCCTGAAGTATGTTCAGACGGAAAAGCAGGTCCGGGGGATGATCGGGCCGATCGGGTCCGGGAAAACGACGACCATGCTGATCGGCGAGGCCTTCTGTGCGATCAGGGCGCCGAAGTGCGAGGACGGGGTCCGGCGCTACAGTTTCCTTTGCACGCGCGACAGCTATCGCCAGCTCTACAAAACCGCGATCCCGTCATGGCAGGATTATTTCCCACCCACCGTTGGCGAGTGGAATGGCGGCCAGGACCGGCCGGCAGAACACCGCTTGAAGATGGTCGATGATTTTGGGCCGATCGAGCTTTACGGGCAGTTCGGCGCGATCCCTGATACTTCCATCCGGGACTGGCTGGACGGTTTTCAGGTGACGTCGATCATTATGAACGCGGCCAATTCCCACCCCGAAGATGTTTACAACTACGGCGTCCAGCGGATCGATCGCTGGCCCCCAAAGAGGATGCTGGCGAAGGGCTATTCCAACGAAGCGCATATCGGTTTCGACATGAACAAGACCGATGTGGACGAATGGCCCTATGAGCAATTCGTCCTCAATCACGATGCCGAAATGATGGAGATCCTGGACTTCCCGTCAGGTACGGACCCGAACGCGGAGAACGCGCAGAACCTGCCGGATGATTACTACAAAAATATCATGCGCGCGCTGAAGGCGAAGCCCTGGATGATCGATATCCTGATCCATAACAAATGGGGCGCGAGCAGATCCGGCTTGCCTGTCTATGAGGATTATTCCGACGAGAAGCATCTTGCTGATCAGCCGCTCGAGGCGATCCCAGGCCTCGAGCTTTGTATCGGGCTTGATGCCGGGACATCGACAGGCGGGCGGCCTTCGGCCGTCTTCTTTCAGGTTGTCGCACCCTTCCGGGTGCGGGTGCTTGACGAGCTCTATCTGGGGCGCTGCGGACCAAACCGCTTTGCCGACGCGCTCCTTGCCAAGCTGGACGAGCCGCACCTTCGGCCGGCGGCCCAGAATATCCGCGCCTGGTGCGACCCTTCGGCGTTCTACGGGCATGACGAGGAGAGCGACGAGGAGACATGGATCGAGATTGTCGAGAGCAAGCTCGACATCGATATCGAGGAGCCAGAGAGTAACGAGCTCGAGGGCTTCCGTCTCGAGACAGTCCGGATGCTGTTGAACAGCTTCGAGGGCGGCTACTGGATGCTGGAACTGTCGCCGCGCTGCCGGATCCTGCGGAAGGGTTTCAATAGCGGCTATCGGTACAAGATGACCGAGAACCGTCACGGGATTAAAGAGGATCCGAAGCCCGACAAAAATGATGCAAGCCACCCGCATGACGCGCTTCAGCACGGCGTCACGGGCTACTTCGGCCGATCGCTAATCGTGAATGCCGGACGATCGCGGATCGGATCGGCGAAGGCGACCGGCGCTGTCCAGCTTACCTCGCCAGACTTCGATATCTTCTCGTGAGGCCGGTACTGAGACAGGGGAAGGGCGCGGACGTGCTGGCCCTGGCTGGGCCGATGGGCTGGCGCCAGGCGGCCGCGATGCGGATGCAGATCCGCGAAAGCGAGCTCTTTACGATCGAGGACAGAGAAAGCGGACGCCTGCTAGTCGCAGGCGGCTTTTGGCCGTGGCCTGACACGCCTTATGAAGAATGCTGGATGCTCACCCATCGCGGAACGCGCTTGCCAGCCCGCGCCGTTGTGGAGGGCGTGTCAGGCCTCCTCCTGACGCGGCCGGCGGGACGGATTCCGGTCGCGTGGATCGCGCTGGATCGCCCGCGTGACCGGCGTTTCGCGGAATTTTTGGGCTTCAAAAGTGAACGTCTGCCGACCGAAACTATACTGGGCCGTCAACACCAGCTGATGTTGTGGAGCCCTGATGAGCGGATTATTCGGATCGAAGCCGAAGCGCAACAAGGCGCTGGAAGCGATGCAGGCGCGCGAGCGCCAGTCAGCCCTCCTCGAGCGCAATGAGCTAGAGAGCGAACAGGACCGCATAGCGCGCGGCCCGCGCGACGCACGCGGCGGCCGGTCTCAGCTTCGATCGCGCCGGCGCGGCGGCCTCAAAGCGAAACTGGGTGTCTGATGCCAGTCACGCAGAGCAAGCAGCACGATAAGCGCCTGGACGGCGCGTCCCTGACCAAGCGCCACAAGTCGCGGATCAATGAGAGCGGCGGCGCCTGGTCCAGGCACTTCGATGATGTGCGCGACTACGTGCAGCCCTACCGCGTCCGGCTCAACAAGGGCGATATGCCAGGCCGGAAGCGCACAACGAAGATCTTCGACTCCACGGCCGTTGTCGCAGCGTTTCGCGGCGCCCAAAAATTGCGGGATCTTCTGACACCGGACGGCCGGCAATGGGCGATGATCGCGCCCGGCCCGCTAGTCACCAATGCCGACGAGAAGCAGCGTATGAAGCGCCTGCTGGACGATGTGTCCAAGCTCGCCTGGCAAGTCATCGACCTGGGCGACTTCAGCGCGGCCGCGCCCGAATTTTTCCAGGATCTCTATTCCGGCACGGGTCACATGCTTGTGCTGAAGGGCGGCGGCGTCGACAAGTTGATCGACTGGATCCCGCTGCCGACCGAGGCTGTCGAGGTCGAGGAGAACGCGGCCGGCGATATCGTGCGCTGGATGTATCTCGAGGAGATCGAGATTGGAAAGCTGCGCGAGCGTTGGCCTGGGCTGAAGCTCGATGCCAAGTGGAAGCGGCTCGAGAAAGAGAAGCCGACGCAGAAAGTCGAGCTGACCCTTGCCTGCACGCGCCAGGCGCGCGTGGATCCTACGCGCCCGCCTGCCTTCGACCTTCAGGTTTGCCGCTATGAGGACGGGCTGGAGATCTGGCACGAGGAGCTTCGCACCAGCTGCTTCATCACAGGCCGTCTATTCAAGGTTCCAGGCGAGACACGCGGGCGCGGTTTCCCAATGCTGGCGATGCCGCATATCAAGACCCTCAACAAGGCTGTTGAGCTCCAGCTGAAGGCGGCCGCCTATGCCGTGCTTGGCGCCTGGATGACGTCCGATGACGGGGTCTATAATCCGCGCGCGGCCGTCGTGCATCCCGGCGGAATGCTGAAGGTCAAATCGACCGGCGGCCGGCGCGGTCCATCGATCGCGGATCTCGGCCTGCCGAAACAGTTCGATGTGGCCGCCCTGGTCAGCCAGGACATGCGTTTCCAGATCAAGGAAATGATGCTGGATGACAAGCTGCCCGACGAGCAGGGCGCCGTCCGGTCTCCGACTGAAATCATCGCGCGTCTGCGTCAGCTGACGGCCGACGTTGCCGGTCACTTTGGCCGCCTGAAGCGCGAGATTATCGTTCCGATAATGATGCGCGTGCTGGATATCCTCGACCAGTGGGATCTCCTGCCGACCATGATCCGGATCGATAACCTCCTGATCCAGGTCCAGGTGCTGTCAGCCCTGGCTGATACCCAGGCGCTCGAGGAGGCAGATCGCGCGACACGCTGGCTTGCTGTCGCGCTCGATATCCTTGGCCCAGAGCAGATCGATCTTGTCGCCGATCGCGTCCAGGCGGCCGCATATCTTCACGATGTGATGAATGCGCCGATGGAAGTGAAGCTGTCGCCAGAGAAGATCGCGGAAAATGTCGCCACGGCGCAGGCCGTCGGTGAGCAGATTGTAGCAACCCAAGCAAACGGAACCCCAGCCGATGCCCAGAACGGACGATGAACCGGAAACCTTCAGAACCAGCTATGATGATCTTCTCGAGCTCGCTGAAAGTCTTTTCGGAAGCGACGCAGCCGAGCAGGTGA